CTTGCGAGCAACGGCCTCGGCGTGTTTGCGTTCAAAGTTATGGCTCAAAATGGTGTAGTGGTTGTAGTATTTGCAGAACCCAATGACGGCGAACTTGTAAATCCGGCGAGAGATGAGCGTGGAGACCTTGCCACAGGGAAGGGTGACGGCGTAGGTGTAGGTGGTGGGCTTGGTGGTCATGGGTGCTTGGTGGTGTAGAAATGACAATGGGACTATCCGGCCTGGGCACAAGCGTTTTTTTCATAAAAATAACCACCCCTAGAATCGGCCCTAAAGCCAAGGAAAACCAGGGATAGCCAAGGACTTGCCTGGCCCGGAAAGGCCAGCCCAGGGCGAACCAGGGCGGGTCTGGCTGGCTACCTGGGTTGGCCTGGCTGGAAAGGTTACGCCCTGGGTTTAGCCAAGGCGGGTAACGCCCACCTCTGAACGCCACCAGGGAAAGTCTACCAGCGGTTACCGCTTGCCGCTTGTGCGAATGGTTCGCCCTTTCGCCAATCCGTAATGTGCCATGACTCGCACTCGACTCTGTGTGCAGACTCGGAAGTTCTTCCGGATGAGGATGCCTACTTCCACCGCTCGCAAGATGATGCGTCCGGCTTGCACATTCTTGTAACCCCATCGCTCCGCCCATTGCCGGATAGTGAGGAATCCTTTGTCCGGTTTCTGAACTGACTTGTGAATCTCCGCCAGCACCGCTCGGAGAACTTCATCTTTTGCTTTGTAGATTTTCACTTCGGTGACTCCCAGACTTTTAGGTCTGTCTGCCAGACCCATCGGTTCTTGCTGATGCGATGCACCAGGAAAATCTTCCAATCGTTGGTGTCAGTATCACACCAGCCAGCCGCCCATCCGCTACCCCAACGGCTCGTTGCTAACCGCATCGAGGCATATGACATGGCCTCCTTCATGCACATACATCCGGCAGAGAACGCCGCTCCACCTTCGTGCTTGGTCAAGTTCACCTGGGCGAGCGTATGCGTGTGGCCGTGAATCAACGCACCTCCTCTGTCCGCATAATGACGGCCCTGCTCGGCGGTGGCTCGCTCCGAGTGGGCGTAGCCATGCACGAAAGCCACAGGCCCAAGGCGGTAGACCCCACGCTCCGCATGATAATCGAGGATGGTCTTGGCTCCGGCTTTGCGAGCGACTCGGTTGACCTTCTCCTTTAAGTCGTGGCAGTAGTCACGCACCAGGGCGGAGCCGCTGTTGCCGATGAGCGAATCGATACGGGCTTCGTGGTTTCCCCAGAGGTAGACATCCGGTCTCAACCTACCCATGAAACTAGCATAGGCATCGAAGTCACCATTCAGCGACTCGGCGGATTCAGCATCGTTGCCGACTCCACGCCGGAGCGAGCGGACATCCATTGCATCGCCCAGGTGAATGCGGACATCTGGGCGGTAGTCCTTTATGAACTCCCATAACGCTCCGTTCCGGCCAACGACATCTGGGTCTCCCATGTCCCCATGATTGTCCCCACAGGCGAGGAATCGTAGTGGCTTACGAGCCGACTTGCGGTGGCGTGGGTGGTGGGACATAAGGTTCGCCGCTGATGGAAGTCGTGAATCCTCCGGAGGACATCGACATCTCCACACTCTTGATGACCCATTGTTTGGCAATCGCTTGCTTCGTAGGTGTCACGGATAGCGGATAGGGGAACCCTTCGCACACAATCAACTGCTCGGCCTGGAGGTCAGTCCGTCCGGCCATGCTCATGCTCATCTTGCCGCCTTTGCCAGCAGAACGAGTGAGGATGTTCTTGGCCCAATCCTGGGCGGTGGCCTGGTCTGGAGCGGCGGTCACGAATCTCCACACTCGGCTACCCGTTCCGGCTTCCTCATACACAACCTCTCCGGTGTCCTTGTTATGCCAGAATGCGATGGCCTTATCGAACACGGCTCGCTCACTCCATTCACCGGAGTAGTTAGAGACATCGCTTCGGTTGATTGTCACGACAGGCATCTTCTCTCCGGTCTTGGCGTTGATAGCCAGGCCGACAGACTTACGCTCAATGATGAGTTGGTTGTTCGCCACCTTCACGAACCAGCCACGATTGTCCAGGCGAGCGAACAGGAAGGAGATATCAGATTCGGCATCCTGGTCTAGATGCGGCGTGGTGACTGCGGCCAGGATAGCAGGGACGGAAGTTACCAATTCGACCCCGTGTTCGGCGGCAATCTTCTTGGCAATCTCGTAGACATTGGACGGCTCCCATGAGCGGGACTTCTTATCACGGAAGGTCTGCTCCAACTTGTTCTGCTCCGTGTTCACGAATGAAGCCGCCTTGCATTGGATGGTAAGCGTGTCCGGTGGGCCGGAGAAGGATGCCTTGTCTACTGTGAACTTACCGACAGCCACAATGTTTCCGACATAGCCCAGGAAGATTTCCAATTCATCGCCCTGCACGGGTTGCTGTAACTCTTGGCGAGAGTTATCAAGGATGATGGTAGCGGAGTCCGACTCATCCTTCGCTTCATCCCTGGTGCTAATCGATACCAGGTAAGGTTTGAAGTTGGCGGTGACATCCTTGCCGTTCGCCTTGATTGCCCAATCGACTTTCACCAGAGTCGGACGGATGACTTCGCTTCCGTAGTTAGGTCTGGGAACACGATGACAATCTGGCCTGGTAGGATAAGGCCGACTTCGGCAAGGTTAGGATTGGCGAGCATTACGGCCTCAACCTGTCCGGCATCCTGCTTCCCGTAGATGCGGTAGCACAGGTCATCAAGGATGTCCCCTTCACGGGTCAGATATTTGGTGACGCTCATTTGATGTATTGCTTCAACTCGATGGAGAACTCGATGGCCCTGGGAGAGCCGTCACCTCGGAACATACGATGGGTCTCCGAGACGGACACGATTACGAAGTCACCAACGATGAGGCCGGAACTATCGACAGTCTCGCTCATTGAGAGAAGCGTGAGCGGCTTGCCCTTGTCGGCTTCCTTCCGCATGAGACTTACCTGGCCGAAGCCACCTTTGTATTCCGGATAGATAGTCCCCGTCATCGTGATGGAGCGGAGTGCCTTGCCTGTCAGTTGGAGCAATGGCTGGCTTCCGACCCTGGCTTGCTCTACCCAACCCCAGGACTGCGACTGCTGAAGGGATTGATAGGCGGCGGTGTCAACCGAGAAGCGGTAGTCACCAAGTGCGAGCATTACATTTTGTGAGGCCATGATTAGAACGCACCAGCGGCCTCCATGCTCAAGTCTCGGAACTGCCTACGCATTACCTCTGCGGTAGCACTCGCACCCTCCGGAGTCATGCCGGAGATATTGACAGTCACATTCTGTGCCTTGTTGTTGTTGGTCGTGGTGGTTGCACCGCCAGCAGAGACAGCCGCACCAGACGCAACAGATTCTGGGAGCGATGCGATGTTGGTTCTAGGAGCCATTCCAGACCAATCCATCTTCGGAGCGGCGGCGGCTTTCGGGTCGTAGTTCTGCTCGAAGAAGAATCCGCCAATCTTTTCACCAGCCCAACTCGATGCGTTGACAACCCACTTCAAAGGTTTGATGAGCAACTGAATCGCATCGATGACACGCTTGGTAGACCACCAGACCATCGTGAACACATTGGAGAACACTTCACCGATGATGGCGATGTCCTCCTTCAGAGCAGGGTCGCTCAAGTAGTTCTTGAGTTCAACGACTGCGGAGGTGATAACCGGAAGGAAGGTCGAGCCGAGTTGAACCCACACGGCCTCGAACGCATTGGTCATCGTGTTCCATGCTCGGTCAAACTTCTCGGCATCCTTAATCTGACCATCGCTAAATACCTGGGCTTCCTTACCCGTCCGGCGGATAGCGTCTCCGCCCTGGTTCATCATGTTGACGAACTGTGCAGAGTTCTTTCCGAACAAGGCGTTTCCGAGAGTAATCTTCGGCACATTTCCGTTGTATTGCTTGAACGCCGTAGACAGAGCGAGCATCTGCTCGTCTGGGTTCATGGCCGACAACTCTTGGTAAGACAGACCTAGTTCGTTGATGGCATCAGCCGCCGCTCCGGTTCCACTCTTGGATGACTCGATGGACGCTTGGAGTTTTCCGAGTTTTAGATTAAAGGTGTCGGCTTCGATGCCGGACAATGCGGCAACATATTGCAGACGCTGGAGACTCTGTGTGCTAACGCCTAGGCCGTCAGCCATGTCAGCCATCTTGTCGATTGTTCCGGCGGCGGCTTTCCCGATTGCAAACACTCCTGCCGCTACTGCGACAAGTGCCGCCACCACAGCCGCCGCCGCCGTTCCGACTGCGGCAAGAGCAGGGCCATATTGGGCAAGCATACCAAGAGCCGAAGTAGTCGCACCGCCAATGCTTTTGCTCGTAGCCATCTTGCCAAGAATCATCGAGGATAGTTCACCGAACTGAATCTTTCCTGGCTGGCTGAACATTCCGGATACTGACTTGAGGCCGCTCTGCCTTCCTTCCAATTGGGAGCGGCGTTTTGCCAAGCGAGCAATCTCTTTCTCGTATTGAGCA